ACCTGAGTAAATGATTTGAAGTTCATCTTCAAAACATTCTTTTCAAAATTCTTTTGTTGATCATTGACTGCTGCTTCTTGATTAAACAACTGTCCGTTTACTGATATCTCAAGTTTGTTTGGTTTGATAGCACGCATTACTTGGTATTCATTTTTACCAATCGTAAACTCTACTTCAACAACTGTATCCCTATCATTAATACTATTCACTAAAGATGACTTACTAATTTTACGGAAAGGTTTTCCAAACAAACCAAAAGTAAGGGCATCCAAAATGGTGCTCTTACCTGCTCCGTTACTACCAACAATCAAATTAGTTTTTGCATCAGTTAGTTGAACTTCCGAGAAGGTATTACCTGTGCTTAAGAAATTTTTCCAACGTACTTTTTCAAACGTAATCATATAATGCGAGGTGGAATAATCAAATCGTCTCCAGAATACACGACATAATCGTGACCCATAGACTTGCATGCTTTTATTATAGCATCTTTTTCAATTTCTATCACGTCCAATTCTGGAGCGATAGGATCTGCACTTTCATCTATTAGATAAACATAGCGTTCAGCATCTTCTTCTTGCTCAAACATTGGAACAACTTGGCGTTCTGCAGTATTAGCAAGAGAAAATACCTGTTCTGGTTTGCCCGTTAGAGTAAGAATGTACATAAGTCATGTTACCTCACATGACTCTATGTATAATGTCTGCATCAATTTTTTTAGGTCGGACTTGTCTACGGATACCTCAACTTCGTCGATGTACTCATTGAGTAAAGTTAATGTATCCTTAACATCAATATCCGCATCGTCATCAATATTTGAATCGACTAGAGTTTCAATGATCTTAACATCATGAACTCCTACCCTATACATTCTATCAATGAATGAATCAAATTGTGCATACTTTCTTTTTTCTTCAACGATAATCTTAATAAAGCAGTTCTTGTAAGGAGTTACATCTACTTTATCATAATTGGTTTCGATATCATTGTAATAAATTTTATGAAAGATTTCATATGGATTCTTGATCCAAGTTAATTGATCTGTTTCTGTATCATAGATATGAAATCCTCTTTGATCTTTATAGTCATTCCAATAAATCTGGTATGGGTTACCAAGATACTGTATGTTACCATGCTTTGATTTGTGATGGTAATGTCCAGACCAAACACGATCAAATCTATGGAATAGATTTCTATCCATACCATGATCCATCATAAGACCAGGAGTCATCTCAAATCCAGCAAGTTCTAGATGACCACATAAAACATTTGCATTACTAGTTTCAAGAATATTGAGAACGTTGTCTTGATTCTCTTTATTAATCCAAGGAAGCATGAGGAAGGTTTTACTACCTAACTTAATTTCTTCTGCCTCAGTATATACTGTAAAGTTTTCATACTTATCTAAAAGTAGTTCTGGAGAATTGATCTTATTAGTATTCTTATAATATGTACAGTGATTACCAAGAATCATATGAACTTTATAATCCTTTAATCGTGAGAAATAATTTTCTGTAATTCGATTGTAAGTATTAAAGTCAATGGTTTTCCTGTTATCAAAAGTATCACCACAATCAATAATAGTATCTACACCTTCCTTTTCAAGAGTAGGAAAGAATATATTATCATAAAATTTTTGAAAGAACTCCCAAAATGCTGGGTTTCCTTTACGGGCGTCTAAATGCTGATCAGTTATTACAGCAATCTTCATCTCTTTTCTCCCATTGTCTCGTCAGTGATTCCAGAAATTGACCAGTTGGTTGATTTACTTTCCAAGTTGAGTCTCGACATTTTAATACAAGTCTCTCTCGAATATGAGGTGAGGATTCCCTTACCATCCTGATCGTAGCTAGTCCACGTTCCAGAGCGTTGTACCTCGACACGGAATCTTCCTCTGCTGGTTTCAAACCATTCATATGTTTCGTAATCTCCACTCATTGTTGTTGCTGTTGTTCTTGTGTTCTGTTGTAAATAACAATTCGTCCATTATCAATAGTAAATTCTAACACATCATCATGACTCCACATGAGTTCTTCATATAATGTATTAAGTCTTCTCATGTCGTCGTACACATCACTCATCTATTCATCCTGATCTCAATGTTTTCTTTAATGGTGTTCATCTCAGCGGAACCTGAGGTACCACCACTATCGTCGATCTGCATAACAGATGCTGCATCAGAATGATCAAGGATTTTTTGTTTAATTTCGAGTTGCTTCTTCTCCTTCTGTATGCGACGTAGGAAAGCGTAGTAAATAATTTGAGTAAAGTATGCAAAAGGGTTCTTAGACTTCTCAGGATCGAAGTTATCAATGTACTGCAAGCAGTTTTCAATACCATCACAGATCATATCTTCTCTGAATGGATAATTAACAAAGTTTGGTTTATAGGAAAGGTGAGTTGCGATCTTTAAAAAGCAGTCACCAACATAGTTACTCACCCTTGGTTTGGGTTTGTCGTGTTCCTTCGCGTAAATAACTCTTTCCCTATAGGAAGTCATTGCTTCCAATAGTTCTTTGTTGTTCACATAGTATTCGGTGTTTTTACGCCTGACCATATATTTCCTTTCGCATGTACCTATATTATCACAAAATCCAAACTCATGCAATAGGGGGCTTGACGAATCATCATAAAGTGTGTACAATAACCTTGTGAAGGTTCAAAGGAAGATAGTAGCTTAGCTTCCCTTGTAGATCTTCTCCAGTAATTTTCTCGTTTGATCCACTGATCCAACGTATCCAGGTAGTATTTTTTCTGGATTACCATTCTTACCTTCAGTATGATGTTGTGCTAAAGACTTTTGTTTTTTATCTTCTGATAAACATTTAAGATAAAAGTTCTCTACTTTCTTATCACACTCACTCATAGTAAGAATATGTTTTCTTGGTACAAGAAACAGATCTTCAAAAGTAGAATGTAACCATTCCACTAAAGTAAATCCTTGAATACCCTGTAGATTCTGATGTCTAGTTACATGTTCTACTTTCATTGGTTCACTTATCAGACACGTATCTTCCTCAGGCATGTAACAAATCTTACATATAATCTCTTCACCTGATACCAACTTTACTACCGCATAAAATTCTTCTTCCATATCCCTATCGTAAGTTTACTTTTATAACTTCATATTTGAAGTTTTCCGATTGGTAAATGTTTACTCTCTCGTTTAAATGTTTAAGAGTGTAGTTCCTACCATTGATATCGTCAGCGATATCATATAGAGTCGCTATATCTTTTCCTTCTCCTTTACGTAAAACCCTTCCTATAGATTGTAAGTTCCTAACACGGGATTTACTAGGTGAAGCAAAGATAATGTTGTGTAATCGCTTTATGTTAATACCAGTGGAGAATGTTCCGTAAGAAGCGATAATGACTGCATTATCTTCAGTTTCGGTTAAATGTCTTACCTCTTCTCTGTCTTCTACATCTGTTCCACCATGAACAAAGAATATCTTCCTTTGCTCATCTACAGTATTATTTATCAATTCATATAGCGGTTCGCCATGTTTTTCTATATAATTAAAAAGAACAAGAGTGTTACCCTCTATATCTGCTACTAGATTCTTGATCAAGTTATTCCTTCCGCGATGCTGCACTAGGAAATCAATTTCTTCTTGATATGACTCAAAGTATTGCGGAGCATGATTACATAGTAATACCTTGATTCTAAACTTAGATAGGTAACCAGACTTGATTAATTCGTCAGTCTTGGTAACCTGTTTACAGGATCCAAACAATCCTTCTAGTACCCACTTGTGTGTTTTGCTACCATCAAGCGTACCAGTAAAACCAAATCTATATTTTGCATTATGTAATTTAGTCATAATGCCTGTTAGGGATTTGGATTTGAAGAGATGTGCTTCATCTCCTATTACACAGTCAATGTCGTCAAAGTATCTTTTAGGAAACTTGTAGATAGACTGCCATGTTGAAATTATAACTTTCTTTTCTGTTACTTTATCTTTTCCACTATAGATTTTATGAACGAATTCATCCGCAGACCATCCATACTCGTTGAAGTCATTAACCATTTGCTCTACCAGAGAGGTAGTAGGTACGATAATGAGCGTTTTCTTGTTGGTAGCGCAATAGTATCTGACGAGGGAATAGATCATCAGACTCTTTCCGCTGCCCGTAGGAGAAAGAAGTAATTTGCGATTGTTCTTGAGTGCTTCGTAGACTGCCTCATACTGGTAGTCACGAGGTTGGACATTGCTTATCTTGTCCATGAAGAGTTTGACTCCTTCTAAAGACACAAATCCATTGGTATCACTAGCATCACCGTACCAATCATTCTTTTCATATGCTACGGTATATGCTCTCTCGTCTGCCCACTCAAATAAATGGTCTAGCAAACCTCCATACAACTCACCATTTGCAGGAGAATATAGACGAATCGTTCCATCCCAGTACTTGTACTTGGGATTTCTTTTTAGAAACTTTGCTTCTGGTACCTCAAATGAAAAGTAATCAGACAACTCATGATGAATGTGAGCTGCTCCAGCGACAGTGACGTATACCTCATTTTTCTTTTTAATTACAATGTCGGACATTAGTCACTACCGTTTATAAATTTCTCCCATTGGATAGCAGAGTTAATCTGGAACCCACGACTGGAAATTTGTTTCATTACTTGATCTAAGAAAAATAGCATCTGATCAATATACTTGACCTTTGCCTCTATGTTTATAATATCTTCGTCAGACTCAAGATAAACTTTCATCTTCTCTGAAGTTTTGATGCTGTTGCCGAATGGTTTTTCTGCATAGGTTTTAGCGTCAGCTTCTCCACCGTAATATTCTCTCTTCTGTCTTACAAGTTGCCTTGCTTGAAACTCTAAAGAGGTTTTAATTTCTGTTAGATCAGTGTAATGGTTTAAATATTTATTGTGTTGGAAAGGGATCTCAAGAGCTAACTGACCAAGGTCTGTGGTGTATTGTTTGTTCTTGAATTGAAAATCTACTTCAGAGTCTTCTGCCCAATCTTCACGGATTTTATCAAAGCGATTACGAAGTGAATCAAAGTTCATTAAAGTTAGTGTCGGTTATCATGTAGTTGTGGTACTTAAATACAACATTTGCTGTAAAGTATTCTTGGTCGGTCACGGTAGCATCAAAGGGAACAGAAGTAATAGAGATAGGAAATAAACCTTTAAACACTATTGCTTTCTTTACTTGATAGTTTGAAGTAGTAATCAGTAACC